AAAAAAGAATATTAATGAATTATTCAAAAAGTATAAAGTATCATTTACTCCATTACCTGGAAGAGAACTCACGTTAACAGACATACACAACTGCTATTGTGAAATAGGAAAGTATTTGAAAATGCTCAATCCAGACAAAAACACACCCGGTGAAAAGCAAATCAGCCATCGTTTTTATTATGATCGGAAAAAAGATAAAATCCAATACACATTTCCACCTGATTGGAATGTAAAATTATAACTATGTATACGTTTAAAAATTTAGATCAGACATTAATAGGGATAAGTCAAGAAATCCTAAAAGTAGGTGCATGGAGAAACGTACGTGGGTTTCGTTGTCTTGAAATTCCTAATCCTGTACTAATTAAAATCACTAATCCTACTGACCGATATATTACCATTCCTGAACGCAAGTGGAATCGATATCTTCCATTTGCTGAAAGCCTTTGGATGGCTTTAGGACTGAATGATCTTGATTCATTACCTGGTCGGTATGTTAAAAACTTATATAATTATTCAGATAACGGTCGTACATGGCGTGGTGGATATGGTCCTCGTATACGTAGCTTCAGTGGTCTTAATTTAGATTATGATGTGTCTGAACCAGAATACCGGAACATAACTCGTGGATGTATTCAAACAACCGATCAATTACGATATGTTATTCTTTCTTTACAAAAAGATATTAATACACGACAAGCTCTTATTCAAATAGGAGATCCAGCAAAAGATTGTTTTGATGTTGATGGAGAGTTAAAAATAACTAAAGATTATCCCTGTAGTCGTACATTGCAATTTATGATGGTTGACAAAAAATTGGATTGTACTTTGTATATACGTTCCAATGATGTTGTATTTGGTTTGAGTGCTGTAAATGTATTTAATTTTACATGGATGCAGGAATATATAGCTAATATTTTAGGTGTCCCTGTAGGAAATTATTATCATTTCGTAAATAATTTACATGTATATGATTATCATTTAGACAAAGTCAGAATGTTTGCCAATATGGACATCCAGAAATATGATAGGGATGTTCAGTTTCAATATAAAGATAAGATTGAATCGTTACAAGAATTTGATAAGTTACTTACAAATGTGTATCATTATGAAAAAGGAGTGTTTTCAGGAGAGTTTGAGGACTTTGTTTCATTCGATAATGATATGGTCAACGATTGGGCTAAAGTGTTCTTATACCACTCTAAACATGCTTTAAAAGACAAATTTATTAATCCTCATTTAAACAACTTATTTAACTTATAAAAAATGGATATTAAATACTATCGAAAATTAAAAAACGTAGATCGTTTAGGAATAGAACCAAAATTACGAGAGTATAATTTACTCGAACACCAATATATGGTTGCTATGCTGTTTCGACACTTTGCTTATAAAGAAGACGTGCCGTATGAATGCAAATATTTGATCTGGTTTTGCATCATGATATAATAGAAACAGTAACGTCAGATATTCCTTACCCTGTTAAAAACTTCAATAGAAAAACAGTTGAATGTTGGAGCACAATTGAACAAGAAATAATACAAAATCATGCCCAACTAATTCGATACAGTGATAAGAATATTGAACAAGCTATGACAGACAAACAATTTTTATTATTTAAAGTGTGTGATTTATTAGACTTATGGATATTTTTAAAGGAAGAACAAAAGATGGGGAATAATAGTAGTAGTTGTAAAAAAATAATCAAAACATGTGTTGAATTAATTAAAGGAAAATTCGGAACTGTAGATGTATATATGAAAACTTATGATTATGAAAACTTCTAATCAACCTTTTTTAGATAATCTCTGGCGTTGGAAAACGGGTATTCCAGAAAAGGAAATAGGTGTCCCTTCTCCAAAAAAACTTGAAGAACTGTCAAAAACAGAATGGTCTACTGAATTTGAAAAACGTATGCGAAATAGATTAATATTTGGTGCATATCGATATGGGCAAATGGGACATGGAAGAATTCCAGCAGGGAAGCCTACATATGATCGTTGTGAAAGTGTGCGTAAACGTCTTGGTTTTTTTGAACAGACTGGTAATGCTGAATGGTTAGTTGACATTGCTAATTTAGCTCTATTGATTTACGAAGAACGTGTACATCCAAAATTTCATTTTAAACACATTGATGGCGATACTGATGAATCTTATCATGATAACATAATTAAAAAATAAAATGATAATAAAAATAATAAATAGATCGAATAATCCCCTGCCAATATACAACACAGAACAGTCTGCAGGAGTAGATTTGAGGGCATATATAATAAAAAAGATTAGTATTAAACCTCTTGAAAGAACCTTGGTGCCAACAGGTTTATTTATTGAGCTACCAAATGGATATGAGGCACAAATTCGACCAAGAAGTGGATTGGCAATAAAGAAAGGAATTAGCGTATTAAATGCTCCTGGAACAATTGATGCTGATTACAGAGGGGAAATAATGGTAGTTCTTATTAATCTGTCGAATGAAAATGTAGATATCAATAATGGAGATAGAATATGTCAAATGGTTATTAACAGACATGCGAAAGCAAATTTTCAAGAAGTGCAAGTATTAAACAAAACAAAGAGAGGGAAAAGAGGTTTAGGACATACTGGAAATAGATAAAATTTAAGAAACTTACAATAAAACTCAAATATTATGAATAATACAAAAAGTGCTAGAATAAAAGATATCAGAAAAGTATTTCGTCGTAAATGGCCTGACTATCGTGTTGTTGGTAATTATTCACATGACAAAGGTGTTTGGGTATTGCGAAAAGATTCTGTTCCTGTTATTACACAGATATTTAATAAAAATTATGATTTATTTCGAGCTTTATTTATACCAGGATATCATCCAGGAAAATCATTAGAAGAAATATATAAAAGAAACACATTTGGTGCTACTTTTGTCTCTCCTAGTATTTCAAAGGCTCATATACGTAATCTTCTTAATGCTTTTATCAGTCATTACAAAACAGCTCAAATATTGGGAGAAGTATTTGATATTTATTTACCTGATATGCCTATAAACACAGCTCAAAAAAGGTATAAAAAACTAAAATAAAACATGAAAAAACAAAACTTACTAACAGCCCTTGAAACAGTCAAACCAGGTTTGGCTGCAAAGGAAATGATTGAACAATCCACATCGTTTGCATTTATGAACGGTAGGGTTGTAACGTACAATGATGAAATCAGTCTGAGCCACCCGGTTGAAGACCTGGAAATCGAAGGAGCAATCCAAGCTGATGAACTTTATAAACTACTGAACAAACTAAAGGAGGATGAAATTGAAGTAGAAATCAAAGGAGGAGAACTTTTACTAAAAAGTGGAAAAACAAAAGCTGGATTAACTCTCCAACAAGAAATCACTCTACCACTGGAAGAAATCGGTGAAACAGGAAAGTGGAAAACCCTGCCTGAAGGATTTTTAAACCACATCAGGTTTGCAATGACTTGTTGTTCCAGGGATATGTCCCGTCCGGTGTTGACTTGCGTTCATGTAAGCAAGGAGGGTGTGATTGAAGGATCAGACGGGTTCCGTATTACTCGTTGTCAGTTAGAGGAGCAGATGCCGATAAAAACATTTCTATTGCCTGTATCGGCTGCCGTACAAGTAATAAGAATAAAGCCTACTAAAATAGCAACAGGTGATGGATGGATTCATTTTAAAACTGATGAGGATACCATATTATCCTGCCGGGTGTTTGAAGACACGTTTCCCGATACCGCTCCGTTCTTAAAGGTTGAAGGGGTGGAAATTGTTTTACCAAAACAAATTGATGAGATATTGGATCGTGCTGCTGTATTTGCAAAACGGGATCATTTCCTGGATGAGGTGGTTACGATTACAATAGGTGATAAGCACATTACAGTAAAAAGCAAAAGTGACACCGGTTGGTTTAAGGAGTCGGCTCGGATGCGGTATAGTGATAAACCGATTACGTTTTCTATTACCCCATACTTATTACAGGATATATTAAAGGAAACGAATGTTTGCGTAATGTGTGAAGATCGGTTGAAGTTTGAAGGAGCCGGGTGGGAACATATTACAACATTAAGGGAAAATGCGGAGTAATATGAACCATGCAAGTTTATATACTGGTATTGGAGGTTGGTTATTAGCCGCTGAAATGGCAGGAATTGAAAATATATTTGCAGTAGAAAATGACAAGTTTTGTAATAAGGTAATAAAAAAGAATTTTCCAAAAGTTAAACAATATGGGGACATCAAAAAATTCAAAGGAAAAGAATATTACAAAACAATCGATATTCTTTCCTCCTCAGATCCTTGCCAACCTTACAGTATTGCCGGGAAGCGAAAAGGCTCGGAAGATGACCGTTTCCTCTGGGAAGAGACTATTAGGGTGGTTCAAGAAATCAGACCGCCCGTTGCTGTTTTCGAGAATGTTGCTGGTCTCATCAGCATGGAAAATGGCAAAGCACTTGAAAGGATACTCACTGATTTGGAAAACGAAGGTTACTGGACAGAAGCGTTTATTATTCCGGCTGCAAGTGTCGGGGCGTGGCATAGAAGAGACAGGATCTGGATTATTGCCAACAGCTTGTGCATCGGAAGCGGGAAAATCAGATCATTCATTAAAGATGACATTAGAAGGCAAAATACAAATGACATTAGACAGGTATGTAAAAATGGAAGCATTAAAGATGTTTCCAACACCAAAGAAGCAATGTGCAAACAGCCCAGGATTACACGGTCAAGGAGGAATGGACTTACAAACTCATGTAAAGATGTTCCCGACACCGACAACCAGGAATTACAAGGACGGAACGGCAGAAAGTTGCAAAAATGTAGAAAGCAACGGATTATTAGGAAGGGAAATACACAAAACGACGGAAAATACTGGCAGTCTGAACCCGAACTGGGTCGAGTGGCTAATGGGATACCCAACAGGGTGGACCGACTTAAAGGATTAGGTAATGCAATCGTTCCGCAAGTAGCATTTGAAATATTTAAAGCAATTTTACAAACCCAAAAATGAACCAAGGATTCTTCACAGCAAAACAAACTGAATCAAAATCCCGACCGGATGGCAAAACCTATTCCTGTGCTTCATGTGGATTGTATAAGAATTGCAAAACTCCAAAAATGGAACCGTACGGAGAATTTAAACGTAAGATTCTGGTAATCGGAGAAGCTCCAGGCAGAACAGAAGATCAACGCGGGCATCCCTGGCAAGGTAAAGCAGGTAGATTATTACAACAAACTTTCCATAATGAATTGAGAGTGGATCTGTTTGAAGCCTGCCTTTGTGTAAATGCTGTAAACTGCCATCCAGAAGACAACCGAACACCTACCAATTATGAAGTTGATTGTTGCCGAAAAAACATATTGCAAATAATTGAGGAAAAGAAACCAAAACTGATTATCCTACTTGGTGGATCGGCTTTGTATAGCATAATCGGGCATCGTTGGAAAAAAGGATTGGATGGAATAATGAAGTGGCGTGGATGGACGATTCCTGATCAGGACTTTGGGTGTTGGATTTGTCCTACGTTTCATCCCAGTTTTGTTTTGCGTGGTGAGCGGGAAGTGGAAACGGTTTGGAAGAATGATTTGAAACAAGCTATTGAAAAGGTGGATAAATCTCTACCCAAGTATGAAGAACCAGAGATACAAATAATTGAAGATTTAATTCCTTTAGATGAATTTCTTACACTATATGTTAAAACTATCAAAATTGTATCAAATATCAGTCCAAATAGTAAAGTGTTTAAATCTGGAGTTTGTGCATTCGATTATGAAACAACCGGATTAAAACCACATGCAAAAGGACATCGGATTGTTTGTTGTGCAATAGCCACAAGCGCCAATCACTGTTATGTATTTATAATGCCAAAAAGCCGATTAGCCCGACAACCATTTGTTGATTTACTAGCTAATCCTGACATCGGTAAAATAGCTCACAACATGAAATATGAGGAGCAGTGGAGTAAAGTCAGGTTAAGGCAACCTGTTAAGAACTGGTTGTGGGATTCAATGCAGGCGGCTCACATATTGGATAACCGTCCTGGAATTACTTCGTTAAAATTTCAAGTATATGTTCGGTTTGGCGTGGTTGATTACAGTTCGGAAATTAGCCCGTATTTAAAACCAGCTTCAAAGGATGGAAATGCTATTAACCGTATTTATGAATTGTTGGAACAGCCTGGAGGAGAGGAAAAACTATTGACATACTGCGGACTTGACGCAATCTGGACTTATCGGTTGGCTATGTTACAAATGAATGAAATGAATTATGATGATTTACCTTTTTAAAATTATATGTTATGGCAAAACCTTGTAAAAATAAAGAAGATGTAATAAAAAGAAATATGGCTTACAAACGATTATGTCGTATAAACCATTGGCATCCTGGATTACCTCCTCCTGAATTGTATGGAAGTAAAACAAAGAAAACAGGAGAATTAACATTAAATGATATTGTAGAGGGATTACCAAAATGACAATCAACCCAAAAACAATTTCTGCATATAACTTAATCCATTCGGGAACCTTAGCTTTCACAAGAGCCGAAAGTCAAGGAATGCGTATTGATGTTGAATATGCTGAAAAGAAAAAAGCCCGATTGACAAAGAAAATTGAACGCCTGGAAAACCGATTATATGAAACCAAGTTTTATAGACATTGGCAACATCACAGCAAAAGTAAACCAAATATAAATTCCGGTACTCAACTAGCTTATTATTTATACAACATAAAGGAATTAGATCCACCAAAACAAACAGAATCTGGGAAAGGCTCTACGGATGATGAATCTTTGAAACTATTGAACATCCCAGAACTTAATGATATATTAGAAATAAAGAAACTAAAAAAAGTCAGAGATACTTATCTAGATGCTTTCCTTAGAGAGCAGGTCAACGGATATGTACACCCCTCGTTTAATTTACACTTGGTTCGTACTTTCCGTTCAAGCAGTGATCATCCAAACTATCAAAACATACCAATTCGGGACAAGGAGGCTATGCAAACGGTGCGTAAGGCATTATATCCACGTCCCGGACACCAACTATTAGAGGCGGATTACAGTGGCTTAGAAGTAAGGATTGCGGCTTGTTATCATCAGGATCCAAATATGTTGAAGTATATTAAGAATCCCGCAAGTGATATGCACGCCGATATGGCAAAACAAATATTCAAACTTCCAAATCTTAATAAATCAATTCCCGAACACAAAATACTTAGAGCTGCTGCAAAGAATGGTTTTGTATTCCCTGAGTTCTATGGAGACTATTACAAAAATTGTGCGGAGAATATGGCTTGTAAATGGGGGCAATTACCACAGGGTAGATGGAAAGAGGGTCAAGGAATTAAAATGCCTGAAGGAACTTTATCGGATCACTTAATAGAAAAAGGAATTAAATCATACTCTCAATTCGAAGATCATGTAAAAGATATTGAGGAGGACTTTTGGACAAATCGTTTTCCTAACTACGCCCGATGGAAAAAACGCTGGTGGGTTGCTTATCAAAAGTATGGGTATATTGATATGAAGACGGGTTTCCGGTGTAGTGGAATATTTAGTAAGAATGATGCAATTAATTATCCAGTACAGGGAGCTGCGTTTCATTGTTTGTTATGGTCGTTTGTTGAGTTGGATAGAATTATGAGAGAAGAAAAGTGGGATACTCGATTAATCGGGCAGGTACATGATTCTGTAGTATTGGATGTACACCCGGATGAACTTAACCATGTAGCTAAAACAGTTCGTAGAGTGACTTGTGAGGATTTACCGAAAGCCTGGAAGTGGATAATAGTTCCGCTTTCCGTAGATATGGATTTGTGTGGAGTGGATGAAAGTTGGGCTGACAAGAAAGAATTCGTATGTTAAATATTTTTTGTATAATATAGTAAATAGAAATTATGGAAATAGCTAAAATTGAAGAAGGGTACAAAATGCTTCTAGTAAAAGCAAACTTGATAGCTCAAATTAAAAGAGTTAAAACAGGTCTTGTAGATAAGAAAATAAGTCGATTATCATTTGAAAGTAAGCATGGAGCCTATATTTTTAAAGTTGAAGGAAATGATAAATTTATTGTGCAGACTGCTGAATTGTATTTACAAATATTAGAAGGCATGTTGAAAGAATTGAATTTAAAAATAATGGCATTATGAACAAGGAACCAAAAACCACAGAAGCCCATTTAATGGATTTACTCACTGAATTTCTAAAACACGACTTCACTAAAGAAAGTGTATTGGTAGTCGGGTATGAATTGAGTAAGAAATATGCCGAACGAATTAATAGAAATGTTTTAAAAACTATTGGAAAGGAGATTGGACAAGGATGAAAACTCTCATTAAAATAATCATTTTTTTATTCCTTACAGCTATACTGTGTTTATATATACTTATTCCGTCTATCGGATTAGGAATGCGTACGGTATTGTCTTGGTATTTATCATGGTTTTATATAAGTCATTGTATTGTAGGCATGATAATATTTATAGTACCATTAATATATATTTTTAATTGGATTGATAAAAACATAAAATGAGTCTTTACCACAAATACAGACCAACAGAACTGGAAGACATCCGAGGCAATTCCGATATGGTGGATTCTTTGCAGAAAATGCTAGCAGACAAAGAAACCTGTTCACATACGTTTTTACTACATGGACCAACCGGATGCGGGAAAACTACAATAGGCAGGATCATAGCCACTGAACTTAATTGCAAAGGAAATGATTTCCGGGAAGTTAATACAGCTGATTTTCGTGGTATTGATTCTGTACGAGAGATAAGAAAAAATATGCAGTTTAAAGCCTTACAGGGAGATTGCCTGGTTTGGTTAATCGACGAGGCTCATAAATTAACCAAGGATGCTCAGAACGCTTTACTGAAAATGTTAGAAGATTCTCCAAAGCATGTTTACTTTGTATTATGTACCACTGAACCAACCGGCTTACTAGGCACAGTAAAAAACAGATGTGCTCAATTCCAAGTCCGTCCGTTGAATGAACGGCAAATGTTTGGATTGCTTAGAAGTGTGGTAAAAGCAGAAGATGAAACCTGTACAAAAGAAATATATGAACAAATCTTTCAGGATAGTTTCGGGTATCCACGTAATGCTTTACAGATATTAGATCAAGTATTACTGGCTGATCCGGAAAACCGATTGGAAATTGCTAAACAAGCCGAGGTAGTTCAATCACAGAGTATTCAATTGTGTAGAACATTAGTAAATGGAGGAACAGCTTGGAAAGAAGTTCGTGAAATATTAAACGGATTGAAAGAGGAGGAACCGGAAAGCATCCGCCGTCATGTGTTGGGATATGCTCAAGCAGTTTTGTTGAAATCGGATAACGTAAGGGCTGGTTTGGTGTTGGAAGAATTTGTTGATCCGTTTTGGAACTCAGGTTTTCCCGGGCTTACTTTTGCATGCTATACAGTAATTAAAAACTAATTGATATGAAAAATTATAACTATATACTACTTACATGCTGGCTTGTATTAATCTGTATTCTGTATTTTATAAATAAAATAGATATAGGAGATTTTCTCATTGGTATGCTTATACTTTCTATTTCTAGTATAATTATGCAAACACAGGAAAAAACTAAATAATATGAGTTTATTCCTTGAATGTGTTATAGTATTGTTAGGATGTTGTGTAGTAGGATATGAGATTTGGTGTATAATAAGTTGGCTGGAAAAAATAAATAAAAACTAATTGATATGAAACTTGAACTTAATATAAATGACCAGGTATTAGTAAAATTAACAGAGTTTGGGAAAGAAGTATTAACAAAATATTATAGAAAACCTATTGCTCCAGAACTGGATGGATATTACAAATTTTCTATTTGGGGGCTTGCTAAAATTTTTGGCAAAGAATTTTATAATGGACAAATAAATCCTGTTATTGAAGACAACAAACTTATTATACAGTAATGAAAATAAAACCACCATCAAAAAAGGCAAAATTACAACCACTCGTAAGGAGAGGAAAGAAGGTTGGTAGGAATGAAAAATGCCCGTGTGGTAGTGGTAAGAAATATAAACATTGTTGTCTGCCAAAGATAAAGGCAAATGAATTACCTCCGAAAATCAAGGTGGTGGAAGTACCGGAAAAGAAGTTTAAACGAACTAAAAAATAAATGATATGAACTACGAAAAAGACATGAGAATTGATGAGACTTCTTTAGATATAGAGTGGTTAGAACAAGCCGAGTTGGCTATGAAATACGGAGGGATTTACTCAGATGCTAGGAAAGAATTAGAACAGGCTGAAGAGGAAGTCAAAGTAATCCGATCAGAATTAGTAAAAGAAGCTAACGAAGATCCTGATAAGTATCTTGGAGATGGAATAAAACCAACCGGACCTAATGTAGAAGCTTATTACCGTACTCACAAACGACACAAAGATTGTAAACAGAAAATAATTGATTTACAATTTGAGTTGAGTAATGCTGAAATTGCTAAGAGTGAAATAAGTTTTACCAGGAAAGCCGCTTTGGAAAATCTTGTAGTTTTACATGGACAACAATATTTTGCCGGTCCAAAAGTACCAAGGGCGATTACAAGTGAAAGAGAAAAGCATGAAAAGCAAAAGAAAGTTGATGCAGGTGTTGGAAAACGGTTAAAAAGGAGTAAATAATTATGCTAAAAGAAATATTAAACGGAGCAGCTTTAGGAATAATCTTTCTATGTACATTATATCTAATAGGAAGAGTCTTAACGGCTGCTTGTATTGACGGAGTGATGAAACATTTTAAAAACAAATCTAAACAAAAACAAAATGGCAAAGAAAAGAAAAAGTAGTTTTAGAGGTAAGGTTAACAAGGATTCCAAACGTCAGACATCTGGCTATGGATACTTGAACCTACCAAAAGGAGTGAGTGTGTTTAATCCAGAACCAAAAAGTACTGTAAAGCTGGATTTCATGCCTTACGAAGTAACCAGCAAACGACATCCTGATCGTAACGTTGAGGATGAAATTGCTGTACCAGGAAGTCTGTGGTATAAACTTCCATTCAAAATTCACAGGAACATTGGAGTGGATAATGATAAGGTTGTTTGTTTAACATCCATTGGCAAGGCTTGTCCAGTATGTGAAAAGCGAGCTGAATTGATTCGTCAGGAAGCTGATAAGGAGGATACAGATGGTTTGAAACAATCTAAAAGAAACCTGTATTGTGTTATTCCATTGGACTCAAAGAAACACGATGCTGAACCTCATATAATGGATATGTCTCAATATCTATGTCAGGAGGAAATCAATAATACTTTGGAAGAGGATGAGGATTATGAAGTATTTCCTGACTTGGAAGAAGGTTTGACAATGAGATGCCGGTTTGATGCTGGTACGATTGGCTCGTCAAAACCATTTGCAGAGCTTGGTAAAGTAACTCCTGTTGAAAGGAAAGAACAATACACGGAAGACATTTTGGATGACATACCAAACTTGGATGAAGTATTGAATATTCTTTCTTATAAGGAATTGGAAGCTAAATTCCTGGAGTTGGATGAAGAGGATGTAAATGAGGAAGAAGAACCAGAGGAAGAAGTACCTACCAGAAAACGTAAAACCAGGGATGAAGAACCGGAAGAGGAAAAGCCAAAA